AAATTAACTTACGCATTTTTTAGAAACTTGTCGGTATTCCTAAATCAGGACTACTACTGTTGTCGCCAGAACCTATTACGCAGGCGATTTTAGCTTCATATTCCACTATGGTCCATGTTCGTTTCTCTTTGTTGTACATCAGTGTCATGTGTGTACCAAAGTTGGTTTTGCCGGCCCATATAGGCAGTTCTCCGAATTTCTCTGCAAAGTGGTTCATCACAAACTCGGCATTACCACATTTTACTTGTTTCGTAAGATTAAAAGCCTCTTGCGAATATGTTGTGTTGCCTATCAGGAGTGCTGATAGAAGAAATAGTTTACGCATTTTGGTTCCTTAAATGAAATAGTCTGGAAGCGCTGGAAGAAATAGAGGGTTATTGAAACCGATATTTGACGATAGTAATACCTGAACCACCAGCATAAGTGGTTGGGGTGGTAGAAACACCAGAACCGCCGCCAGTATTTACTGAACCAGCAGTACCTGCTGTTCCTAGATATGCTGTTGCACTAGTACCTCCACCAAGGGCTGCTTGGCCTGCGCCACCAACACCTTGTAATGCAGAGGTAAACCCTCCACCACCTGGACCATAATATTTTGTTGTGCCTGAAATGTTAGAAGAATATCCATCAGCACCATTGACACCAGTAGAATAACCACCAGCACCACCGCCGCCGGCACCGGTTGACGGACTGTTTTGACCACCTGCGTATGATTGAGGTGTTCCGCTAGTACTACTTCCTGCAGTGATGTTATATGAACCACCAGAGCCACCTCCAGCTGTAATTGATACTGCACCACCAATTACTGATGAACTATTACCATTATTACCCTTACGTGGTGCAACAGACGAGGTGCTAGATGTTGCACCGGCACCAACAGTAACAGTATATGTTACACCTGCAGCCAATGCTTGTGATGAAACATATTGAACGCCGCCACCGCCGCCACCACCTTTGTTAGTTCCAGGAGTTCCACCATTACCTGATCCGGCACCACCACCGCCAGTTGTTAATATCTCAACATTTAATCCATTAGGACCAAGTGAAGATCCGGTTAAAGAAAACGAACTACTAGTTAAAAATGTGTGTATTTTATAATCACCGACAGTTGTAACAGTACCACCAGTAAGTACTGCATCATGTGCTCCAACTATACCAGCAGATATACTTGGGCCTATTGTTATTCCTGGTCCAAATGTTATTGTTCCCATTTTTTTATCTTTATGTTAAGTTAGATATCGTATGATGATGATACCTGAACCACCAGCAAGCGGTGTTCCGGAAGGTGTACCCCAACCACCGGCACCACCACCAGTATTAGGTGCACCGGCAGTCGCATTTGAACCTGCTGGATTAGCACCGCCGCCACCCCATCCACCGCCGCCAAGTGATTGTGTAGTTTCACCGGAGCCTTGACCGTTTGTTCTGCCTCGGCCTCCGCCGCCACCATAATATGTCGATGTGCCTGATATATCAAATGCACGGCCGTTCCATCCATCTGCACCGGCACCACCACCTCTTGCGCCTGACAAAGAATTGCCTCCATTAAAACCGTTTCCACCGAAACCACCAGTAGCATGGACTGATTGTTTTTCTGCACCACCAAGGCCAGTGCCTGTTGGGTTTCCACCTCCTCCACCGCCACCTGAGCCACCTTGCTCGCCGCTGCCGTTTTGATTGCCGCCACCACCGCCACCAAGTGCTCTATATGTTAAGAATGAACTATTTTGTCCTTGGCCACCACGTTCGGTGTAATAGGTGACTTCAGCAACGCCTTGACCTACTGAAACATTATATGTGACTGCATAATCTCCAGCGTAAATTGATATACCAGGTATGTATGCAACACCACCGGCACCACCACCGCCAGTTGCGGTACCCGGAACAGAACCGCCGCCTGCACCAACTAAAAGAACATCAAACGTTTTATTTTGCGTACTGTAAAGAGTTAATGTGTCATTTGCTGTAAAAGTGTGTATTGTATATAAACCATTCGCATTCGTAGTTACGGTACCGCCGGTTACTTGAAACTCTGGACGTGGTAAGTTAATTAATAAATTTGGACCTATTGTGATCCCTGATCCGAATTGTATCATTCTGAGTATACCTCTTTGTAAATATTAGACCAGATTTTCAGTTTCTCTTTTTTAGCAATTCTGGCTGCGTTAATGTTACTATCAGAAACTATACATTTCTCTACCATAATATCAATCATAGCCAAAAGGTCACCAATTTCTTCTTCCAAGTTTTCCATATTACTTCTTTTAGTAACTGGATGTACAGAATCAAAACCGAAACGGAAAATCTTTGAGATTGCCTGTGTTACTTCAGCACATTCTTCTTGTGCAATACAGAAAATCTCTTTGGTCTTTTTATCCATTAATAACCTCATTCAACAAAATCTGGTTGCCATCACCACCTTGTACGAAAGATTCAGCCAAACCCTCAGCTTCATTTTCTGAACGTACAGAGCTTCGTTGAATAACCCTGTTTTCAACATACATAGTAACTTCCCAAGCATCAAAAAAAGGATCACCACCCCGTCTTAATCGGGTGACAGTAGCTTTTCTACCGGATCCATAATATTCTGAATATATGTCACTACCCATATTCATCTCCTTAAGCAATTAGTTTAATAAATCTGTTCAATATAACACGGCTACCCATCCGGTTACCATTATATTTAGTGAAAGCACTTGCAATACCACGATTAGTAGCATTATCTTTCACTTCAAAAGATGTTTCTTCATCAGTATCTAGGCCAGCTGAACGGAGAATATAATACTCATCATATCCTGTTGTTTCCAAGACTGTAAACTTATCTTTACGGAAATTTGCCTTCAATACTTCTTGGTTCGATTGTTTAGGAAACCATTCATACACTTTACGATTGAAGTCACGGCCATGACAGACATAGAAACCAATAACATTAGATTTGGTTCTGGCTTTCAGAAGCCTAACCAAAGCATCAGTTTGATTCTTCATATCAACATCAACCACTTCTTCAAATCTTGTGATTGGATCACGAATCACCATTTTTTGACCTCTTACAAATATTGGATACAATGAAGAATCATAATACTCACGGAGATTACTACCCTCACCATCAGTCAAAAAGATTGTGTTTACAATTTGTAACTTGTTGGCTTTCTGGAATTCAGGAACAATTGACATTGAATGAATGATTGCTTCGTTCAAAGGAGTACCAGACATAGTGAACCAATGTGGTGTTCGACCACAATAACTTTTACCAAAACCCGAGATGTATGCCAGAGCAGAAGCTGCATATGTAAATTCAGAATTACTCATTCTACTTGAAAGAATGTTAGCCAATCCATACTTATGCAAATGCAAGTCACCAGTTTTTCTTTTGACATTAATCATCTTTTCAGGTACAGTATCTTCCAAGAAAGAATATACTTCAAAAGGAATATTGACTTTTTTACAAAACAAAGCCAAATTAAAAACTTGTTTCATAGTGTTACTCATATGGTCAACCATAGAACCAGACCAATCAAGGAACATAACAAGTCCGTGTGATTTACCACCAGGAACAACAGTTATCTTCTTAAAGATATCTTCATTGAAATTATAAGAGAACACCTTGGCCATATTGATTTCACCAGTCTTTGCAGTACTGGCTCTTTTCATTTGGTCGGCGTTTTTACGCAGTTCGAATTCTTTAACAAGATAGGAAACTACCTTATTACTCTCTTTACGAAACTTCATGTATTCTTCAAGATTAATCTTATTGTAACCATCTTCATCTGCTTTGTAAAACTTCCACAAAGCTTTATGGTCAAATACTTGTTTAGGATCAATGTGTGGAATGTTCACATAAGCATATGATGTTGGATTGCCATCAAATAACAACTTTTCATTTTCTTTGTATGCTTCATCAGTGTAAGAACGGATGTAATCTTCCAGTTCTTCTTTAAGTTTATCAAGATATTGGGATCCAGAACCACGGTTGAAAGCAGGTTCATCACCTTCAACTCCGGAAATACTATCTTCAAACTCATAGGTTTCTTCTTTAGTAGAATCACTATCTCCGTCATCTTCACCAAAACCATCACCAAACATATCAGTGGTTTCGAAATCATCTTCTCCGAAATCATCTTCATCAGAAGCAGATTCTTCGGCCTTGTTCTTTTCACGTTCTTTTTGTTGTTCTTCGAATTGTTGTTTCATGTATTCGAAAATTTTCTTCGATACATCAATCACATCATCATAGGTTTCAGTGGTTTCAACTTCATCCAGCAACTCACGTTCAAAGTCTGTAAACTTGATACGCAAAGCTGCACCACCTTTGCAGTGCAAATTAATACGGTCGAGGAAGTTCATTTCATTGATATCATTACCTTTGATACCAAAGAAATCTCTTTCCATCAATTCACCATAAGCTTTGACAAAGGAGTTTTTAAGACCTGGATATTTGTTTTTGATTTTACGTTCAATGCGGGAATCTTCGACTACATTGGCTACATCTTTAGAAATTTTCAAGGCTCTAGCTTTAATCATTCCGTCCATGGGTGTATAAAGTGCATGGCCAACTTCGTGTCCTGTAAATAAGTCATACAGACAAGAGGAGATTTTCTTATCAAGCACAGGTAAAGTCAATACCCGTGTTTCTACGTTAAATGATGCGGTTTGTACTGGTCGTTGTTCTACTGTAAGGTTTTCAGTAGCCATCAATTTCGCCAGCAATGATTTAGATTCAATTAATTCCATAACAACTCCTGTGTAATAACTGTATTATATCACACATACTGTTAACAATCAAGTGGTTTGTTGTTCCGGTACAACATCTACTTTTTTAATATGAATCCGACCTTCTATAAGCTCAATATCCAAATTATCACCGGCTTTCCATCCGGTTTCTTCAATTAATTCTGGAGGAAAGGTGAGCATGACGTTACCGGGGTCTCCAGGAATATCCTGGAATAAATCCTCAACGTTATATACTTTATTCATAGTATTCTTTCATTCTTTTGTACCAATCTTGGTCATCTTCCCATTGGGACATGACGGCCCATTTACGGGTGACCTCATCCAAAGATTTCCAGTCAATAGGCTCTTGCGGTTCTTGTTTTAGCTCAGTGTTTTGCGACATTTTAGTCTCCTACAACAGCAATTTGCGACAAAATTGTCTTTTTCTCATCTTTACGACTATATTTTACGACATTTTTGTGAGCTTGAACCGGCTTAATCGGTGTACGACACACAGGACGTTGTAGTTTTACAACAAAACTCATTTTCTTACTCATTTTAGCGCCTCATTCTTGAAATTTCTACTGCTTCTTCGCTGTTAAACACAGGAACAGCGTTTGATTTGTGCATTGTTGCAATTCCCATCACTTTTGTACCTGTATAAATCTTCGGTTCTGCTTTTGTAGCAGTACCAAGGCCTGTATCTAGTGACGGATAACGTACAGTTTCACGTCCAGCAGGTGTAGTCAACTTATATAAAAATGTAGAAGTTGTTTTTTTGATAGTTTTTGTGGATTCATGTGATTTCAACCATTGTTCATACTGTTCCCGAACGGATTTTGGTCCGAGTTTTTTCTTGGACTTTGGTGTACGCACATAAATCAACATAATATATCTCCTAATCGAATATGTTTATTATACTCGACTATTCACTGCATGGCAATAGGTGTGTTGTAAAATAACAACACAAGATTAATTGAAGTGTCTATCTTTTTTTCTGGCCGGTTTCTGATAATCTTCATATCCTCTGAAATCATAATCTTCGTAATTAGATTTCTTCCGTGAGGATTTTTGCTCATACTTCTTCTTTTTTCTAGGTTGGAAGTCCGCACCTTCTTCGTAATCATAATTACGAAATTTTCCAAAAACTTTAGACACTTTAACTAATCTCCTTATTTGATAATCTCATAGGTCGTAAATATAACGCCACGAATACGTGCTTCTGGCATATCTTGCATGTTTCTTTCTGAAACAAAAATTATATTTGATATTGGATAACACAATTTAACAAGTTTTAATAGATTGCATGAAGTTCCATCAAAATCATTGAATCTAAAAACTTCATCCACAAATGGAAAGCTTTCAATTACTTCCCTTCTTTGGTCATATGTGTTTTTTGCACCACCTCGACATAATTCCATATATGAATCTGAATGTACACCAACAATTAACCAATCACCTTTGGCCTTACAGGCTTTAAGTAATGCAAAATCAACATAAGTTAAAGGATCATACTCACCAGCTATAACAATTATGTTTTCTTTTTTTGTCATGGTAACATGTCGGGAAATGCCTCTTTTACAAATTTATAATCCAAGCCTTTAACACCTAAATCTTTTTGGAAGATACCAAGTAGTACTTCTGCTTCTCTAGGTTCAATTGATTCTAACATTTGAATCAACAATTCATTTCTACGTGATTCATTTAATTTTTCTGCTGTTGGATCGCCAACCATAAACATATACAGCCTACGAATCTGGCCATTTAAACTATCATGTGTAATACCAGGTAACATATCTGTTGGTACTCTATAATTTTCTGGTAATTCTTTTATTTTCCACTGTATAGTAGGATGATAGGCCAATCTCAACACATCAACTAACGTTTGTGTAAGATTTTTAGAAATTACATCCATACGTTCTTTTTTATTCTTAGCTAACTCAAATTCATCAAACACTTCATATAACGATTTCATTAAAATTCCCCAATAACATCTATTAAACTTTTCAGTTTGTTTGTAATCAAATAATCCAGTATTTTACCCTTAGGTGCTGGCTTCGTTTCTTCATAAGTATTTATAATTTTGGTCTGTATGTCACCTGGTATGTTTCTCAGGTCAATCAGTGTTTGGTTACGTGAAAAACCAATACGTGCATTTTCATCTTCATAGTTACCATATTCTTGTGACATGAATTTGGTTAGTTTGGCCTCTGTCATCACCTTTTGACGAATTTCACGGACAAAGGTATCACTTGATGAAAGAATGTTTGGAATGCCATCACCCTTATCACCATGTATGATTTTCTCTTTCAACTCATCCATTGGATTCTTGGAAATAAGAAATTTCTTCTGTGCAGGATTGTATTGTTTGACTGTAAATTCACTTCGACCATTATACATTTGTAACTGTAAGAAGTCGCCATCACTTGAGATGATTAAAACGTTTTCGTGCATGATATGACGAGGCACAAGTGTACCAATGATATCATCAGCCTCTGCACCATCAACATCAATAACTTTATATGGGAAATTGTCTCTGAGTTCTTGCTTGAATTTGGTAAGCATATCAAAGATTAAATGCCAGTCGAGCTCGGACTTCTCTCTGGATTTTTTACGGCCGGCTTTGTAGAAAGGAAAGAAATCCTTGCGCCAGTATTTACGGTTGTCAGCACACAACACAACCTCACCATATTCTTCACGGAAGTTCTTTAGGTGAGTCCTGAGTATGTTCAGGACCATGTGTCTAATAAGACCTTCTTCTAATTTAACACCTTTTTGACTGGCAATTTGTGCCATCAGTCCGGCTAGTAATACCTGGTTAAGGTCAACAAGAATCATAATAACTTTCAGTTTAAGATATGTGTATTGTACTACATTGCTGCAAACTTGTCAAGTGCATCTTGGTAAAATTCAGGTGAGGTCGTGGTTTTCTTGGCAATGATGCCATACCAACCGTTTGGTATTAATCCAGAAATGTATTCTCTAGGATCCGACAATACCGCATCAAAGGTATCAAGTTTATCAACTTTACCGGTTTCCTCATCGGTTTGAAATAGTATTACGTGCCACCATGGCCCAACAAGTGTTTCTTCCATTGGTATTCCAGGATTTTTGTATATATTTGATATAATGTTTATCTCATCATCTTCTTTCATTGGTAGAAAAAACAATGCGTCATAATCCGCAATATCTTTTAAAAAATCTAGCATTGCAATCCTTTAATATGTGATTTTCTTACTCTGACCATAATCCATGAATTGTAATAGTCATCCGTCTCCAGAGCACCATTTACAAACTGTTCTTTGGCCTCAAGATAACCACATTCACCTTTACTTTTGCATAAATGAATTATTTTTCGACTAAACGAATCTAGTCCGTGTATTATAACATCTTTTTTCAATTCCTCGTTACTTCCGTAGTAAGTTTGCCAGTCTGAAGAAACTTTGAAACGTTTCTTCTTACCTTTTACTTGTCTAGTCTTTGAGGAGTAGAAAAACTTTTTACCAATGTATTTTTTGTTCGTCACACTGTTGGTTATAAGATACACAAATCCGTAGTTGTCACCAATTAAGTCTTCCGTAAATTCTTTATTTTCGTATATCCAGTTTAGTCCCATTTTTCATCATCATTGAGTTCATCATCCTCTATATATTCTTCTTCGGACAATGAATCAATGTGTTCGCCACAAAATGGGCAAAACTCGGGTAAATCTTCTGATACTAGTTCTTCCATATAATTTACCTCAAAACTAGATTCACAACTATTACACTCTGCTGTTATTTCTCTTGTTGTCATTTGATTTCCTTTATTTCCAATATTTTGAATAATCTATATTGTTCCAATATTTTTCGTTGTTTCTATTCCAAAAATTTTTAATGAGATACCAGGCCATACCAAAATATCCCATCTTTTCAAATCTTCTACTATCTTGGCCAAAATAATGATTCATTAGTTTGAATTTTTCGATATCATATTTTTGCGATAAGAAAAAGTCTTCACTTGTTCCATGCTTTTCCTCAAAACCACCAAGTTCAAGAAATTTCTCTGTACGTGTTAACATGAAAGCACCAACTGCAAAAGGTGAGAAATGTTTCATCATATTGTTAATTGCATTAAATAACATGAAACCTATTTGTGCTCTTTTATCACCATCATAACATTTAACATATAATCCAATTAAATCTAAATTGTTTTTTTCTATTTCATCAACACAATCAGATATAACTGTATCGGAGAAAAATCTCACATCACTATCTATAAACAGTATATATGGCGTTGTGACAAGTTTGGCTCCATTATTTTTTGCAACAGAAACTGGGCCACCTTCAATCACTTCAACATTCAACGACCATTTCAATGCTTGAATAACTTTTCGTGTATCGTCTGTCGAACAATCAGCAATAATGATTCTGGTATTACCTATGTTTTGCTGGCGCAGATGCATTAACAAATGTCCAATGTAATCTTGTTCATTTTTACAAGGTACCACTATAGTGATTTTATTCTGCAACATCATCGCTCTCCTGTGTCCAAGTTACTATTTCCCAACGACCATCGTGGTGTTCAACTAATGCAGTACAAGATTCAACCCAGTCACCATCATTCATATACATCACACCGTCAATTTCTTTGATTTCAGCGTGATGTATGTGGCCACAAATCACACCATCAAATCCTCGCTTCTTGCAATATTGGGCAAGATTCTTTTCAAAATGAAATATAAAATCTACTGCTTTTTTGACCCGTTGTTTAAGGAACAGGCTAAGGCTAAAGTACCCAAAACCCATACGGTGACGAATCCAATTAATCCTAGTATTGAGTCCAAGAATGAAATCATATGCTTTGTCTCCTAATATTGCTAACCAAGGTGCTAATCTAGTGATACCATCAAATAAGTCTCCGTGTACTACGAGATAGTGTTTGCCATCTATACCAATATGTTCTGTTTGATTAGCCACTTCTATCAAACCAAACTCTATATTATACTGGATAAAAGGCCTTAGAAACTCATCATGGTTGCCGGCAATGTATATAACTTTAGTTCCACGTTTGGCATGACCAAGTATTCTGCGGACAACATTTGTATGGCTTTGTTTCCAACGCCATTTGTTTTGTTTGATTTTCCATGCGTCAATAACATCTCCAACAAGATAAAGTGTTTCACAACTATTATGTTTTAGAAAATTATTAAGTTTATTTGCTTGACTATCTTTTGTACCAAGGTGTACATCACTAATGAATATACTTTTATAGGTTTTCATTTAGTTAGCCCAAACATCACCCCAGTCACCTGATAATGCACCCTTTGCATAATCGGTTGCACGGTTCTCAAAGAAGTTTGTATGTGTTGGTGCGTTAATCATTTCCTCAACCCATGGAAGAGGATTCTTTTTTACTTTAAAAATGCCTTTAAGACCAAGAGATATAAGACGCCTGTCAGCAATATAACGGATATACTTCTTGACATCTTCACTAGATAGACCGTCCATAGCGCCCATAGAAAAGGCGAGGTCAATAAACTTATCTTCCAACTCGACCATCTTTTCTGCAATGCTATATATACGGCCTTTAAGTTCATCGTTCCATATCTCTTTGTTTTCCTCTATGTAGGTACGGAACAATTTAATCATTGATTCGGCGTGCATTGTTTCATCAACAATAGACCAAGTAACAATCTGTCCCATACCTTTCATCTTGCCTGTACGAGGAAAGTTAAGCAACATAATGAAAGAGGAGAACAACTGCATCCCTTCAGTGAAAGCACTGAACACGGCGATATGGGTTGCAGTTGAGGCGGCATCACCATTCTTAGAAGAAATGTCTAACACATAATCATGTTTGTCTTTCATTTCTTGATAATCTAAGAATTGGTTATAAGTTGCTTCTGGTAAACCAAGAGTTTCGATAAGGTGACTGTATGCTGCAACGTGTAGTGCTTCACGAGCAGCAAAACCCATCAACATCATACGAACTTCTGGTTGAGGAAAGTATGGAAGATAATTCTTTACATAACCACCGGCCACATCAATATCACCTTGTGTAAAGAATCGGAATATGTGTGTAAGAAATTGTTTTTCTTCTTTGGATAGTTTTTTCTTCCAATCTTTAACATCTTCCATCATTGGAACTTCGGTATGAAGCCAATGTGATTGTTCATGTTTCAACCATGCATCATAGGCCCAAGGATAGTTGAATGGTTTAAATGAATCTCTTGTATCCGTTAATCGTGTATCTATTTTCTTAATCATACTGACGCCCACACTTTCAACTCCGAAACTGTTTTGGATCCAACTAATCGTTTAATTTCAACTGCACCATCCATTAAAATTAAAGTTGGCACACCTCGAATGCCGTATTCAACAGCAAGTTCTGAATGTGTGTCGATATCAATCACCTCAATCGGTAATGATAAATTGGCTTCTTCTAAATTCATTGCTAATGATTTGCATGGACCACACCATGATGCGGTAAATCTTAATATTCTTTTCATCTATCTCTCCATTAATTCGTTTACAAAATCCAACAACAAGGTATGATGAACACCTTGGTGATATTTTCCTTTTAACCAACTGTAACTATCGTACCAGAATTGTTCACTCTCAGGATGACAACCTATTAGACCAATTCTATTTTGTATGATAGCCATATTGTCACCATTACTATATGTTGCAATAGTTTCATATGGAGACATATCACCACCAACTAAAGCACAACCATCATAGAAAAACATATTGTATGATTGATTTTTCCACATAACAGGCATATTCTTTGCATGAGGTCTTTTTGTACAAGTATTAGGCCTTTTAATATATTGTACCGCATCTACTTTGTCAAGTATGTTGAAGTAGTCTTTACCTGCCCAATATGCACCCATGCAAATACCAAGATACTTGCCGCCTCTTGCTACAAAATCAACCACAACATCTTTATTATTTTTCAGTATGGTATCGTATGAATCAGAATCACCGAAACCACCTGGAAATGCAACCATATCAACATCATCAAAAAAACCTTGTTCAACTTCATTCTTTGAAAATAGTTTAAAGTTGTAATTTCCCGATAATGCCTTCATCACCCCATTGGATGATTGTATGGAACACTTTGGGTCACATACAAATAAAGCAATCGTTTTCATTTAACCCTCACATGCTATACAATCATTCCCTTGTGCCACTTGAACCATATCAAGTTCTTTAATAACTTGGCGTTCAATCTTCTTAGATACTTTATCTGCTTTGCCAATCTTTTCTGAACGGCAATAGTAAAGTGTTTTCAATCCTTTTTTCCATGCCATAAAATGGATGGCGTGAATGTATTTGATGTGTGCATCTGGACGGAAGAACAAATTCAATGATTGAGCTTGGTCAATATATTGTTGACGGTCAGCAGCCAATTCAATAACCCAACGTTGGTCAATTTCCATAGATGTTTTGAATACTGCTTTTAGATTTTCATCCAACCATTCTAAATGTTGAACAGAACCATCATTTGCAATAATAGATGACCAAATCTCATCATATTCCATTCCCAACTTATTACCAACAGGAGGTGAATCACAATATTTTTTAATGACCTTATCCAACCAACGATTTTTGTTTAGAAAAGCGCCCGATAGAGTGTCTTGCCTGTAAGCGTTAGCACGATAAGGCTCTACAGAAGGGCTAGTATTTCCCATGATGATAGAAGAAGAAGCATTTGGAGCAATAGCCATAAGGTGGCTGAAGCGCTGGCCAGAGCTAGCAGCATCAGGAGCGGGACCTCGTATTTGACCAAGAATTTGGTTAGCATCATTCAATCCTTCTCTAATATGTTTAAAAATTTGATTGTTCGTAACTTTTGCCATCACACCTTCAAATGCAATACCTTTTCGTTGTAGATAAGCGTGAAAACCTAAGGCACCAATGCCAATACTACGCTCACGGCTAGCAGAGTATATAGCCCTGGAAATGGTATCAGGTGCATGAGTAATAAAAAACTCCAGAACGTTATCGAGCATTTCAGCAACATCCCTAAGGAACAAAGGTTCATTTTTCCATTCATCATAGTACTCCAAGTTTAGTGATGACAAACAACATACTGCTGTACGGTCTTTGTCCGTTGGAAGAATAATTTCAGAACAAAGATTTGATTGGTGAATCTTTAGTCCTAAGTCTTTTAGAAACTGAGGCATCATTCTGTTACTTGTATCAATGAAGTGAATGTAAGGTTCACCTGTATGCATACGTAATTCTAAGATTTGTTGCCATAGATGTTTGGCCGACACAATCTCTCTTGCTTCACCAGAATGTGGATCTCTCAATTGCCAATCATCATTCGCTTCTGGATCCAACATACAGTTTTCAATCAACTGCATAAAGTCATCTGTGATATTAACACCGTGGTGTAGATTCATACACCGAACATTAGGATCACCGGTGGGTTTACGCATCTCTAAAAATGATATAATGTCGGGATGACTGATATCAAGATAAGCAGCATAACTTCCACGGCGAGTACGACCCTGACGGTAAGCAAGAGATGAAGCATCGTAAATTTTGAGGTGCGGCATA